AGTAATTCGCACCCCGGTTTTTACCCAGATATAGGCATCGATGTGGCATTAAATATCAATAGCTTATGGCAACACAGCAGGAAATAGCAGCGGATTTGGGCCTCTCTCATGTCGCGGTGTCGAACGCGCTGAACGCGCTCGGCCTGATGAAACGCGAATGGGAAGCGCTATCGGTTCCAGCCGCGCGGCAACTCCTGGTCCGCCACTACACCGAAGTCGCGGCCGGACGAGGCGGCGAAGACCAGTACAACCTGACCAAAGAGCGCGCCCGCGAATCTCGCCTGAAAGGCGACCTGCTGCAACTGCAAGTCCAGGAAAAAGCCGGCGCGCTGATCCCCGCCGATGCCGTGGAACGGGAATGGCAGTCCATGATCGTCGCCGCCCGTTCCGAACTGATGCTGCTGCCCGACCGCATCGCCCACGAGATCAAGGCCCTGCACGGCGTCGCCATCGATCCAGCCCTGATCGAATCCCACATCCACGACGCCCTCAATCGCTTGGCCGCCAGCGATTCCGAACATGAGCCAGCTTGACCCATCGCCGACCCTGGACTGGCAGGCGCTCACGCGCCACACGGTGGCGACCATCGCCCGCCGCGCCCGCGCCAAGTTCGCGCCGCCATCCAAGATCGGCATCACCGAAAAGATCGGCATCACCGAATGGGCCAACCGGCACCGCTACCTCGCCGCCGAAGCCGCCGACCTATCCGGCAAATACTCTACCGACCTCACCCCCTGGGTTCCCGGCATCCACGCCGCCCTGGACGACAGCAGCATCTGGAAAGTGGTCTGCATGAAGTCGGCGCAAATCGCCTGGACCGATGGCGTGATCAACAACTGGCTCGGCCGCATCATCGACGTGGACCCGTCCCCGGTGATCGGACTGTTCGCCAAGGCGGACGCCGCCCGCGAGTACGGCGCCGAAAAGTTCGCCCCCATGGTCACCGCCACCCCGCGCCTGTCCGGCAAGGTGGACGTGCGGACCAGCCGCAAGGACGGCAACCGCGCCCTGTTCAAGAAGTTCCCCGGCGGCTTCCTCAAGCTGGTCGGGTCCAACAGCCCGTCCAACGTCAAATCCACCCCGTCGCCCCGCGTATTTGTCGAGGAACCCGATGATGCCTCCATCAATGTCGGCAAGCAGGGCGATAGCATCAAGCTATTGGAGGAGCGCACCAAAACCTACGCCCGCCGCAAGGTGGTGTTCGGCGGAACGCCCAGCGTCAAGGGCATCTCCACCATCGAAGACGCCTACCTGACCGGAGACCAGCGCCGATTCCACGTCCCCTGCCCCGATTGCGGCGAGGCGCACGTCCTGAGCTGGGACAACATCAAGTGGATCATCGATCCGGCGGTATCGCATCCGGTCTACGGCCATTCCAAGCCGGAAACCGCCGTCTATGCCTGCCCGCACTGCGGCGCCGCGTGGGACGACGCCGCCAAAAACCGCGCCGTCCGCCACGGCCGATGGGTCGCCGAGCGCGAATGCCGTGGCGTCGCCTCGTTCCACATCAACGAGCTGTACAGCCCGTTCCCCGGCTCCCGCCTGGAGCGGCTTGTCGAGCGCTATCTTGAGGCCCAAGTCAAGCTAGAGCAGGGCGACGAAACCGACATGATCGTGTTCGTCAACTCCTGCCAGGGCTTGCCCTACGAGCACCAGTCCGACGCGCCCGCGCTGGACGCCCTCATGGAGCGCGCCGAGGACTACGCCGAGAACACCGTCCCGGCCGGCGGGCTGATCCTCACCGCCGGGGTAGACGTGCAGCACGACCGCCTCGCCATCGTCATCCGCGCCTGGGGGCGGGACGAAGAAAGCTGGCTGGTCTACTGGGGCGAAATCTACGGGACCACGGTGGACAAGTCCGATCCGGTGTGGACCGGGCTGGAAAAGCTGCTGTTCGAGCCGCGCCGCCACGCCAGCGGCTCCCCCCTGGTCGTTTCGGCGGTCAGCATCGACTCCGGCGACGGCACGACTTCCGACGCGGTGTACCAGTTCGTTCGGCTCATGGCCCGCAAGGGCCGCAACGTCATGGCGACGAAAGGGCCGAGCACCGATTTCGGCCAACTGGAAATCTTCGCCAAGCCGAAAGCGAGTGTCGATACCAAGGGCCAGCGCAACACCAAAGCCGCGCAATACGGCCTGCGGGTCTATCCGGTCGGAACCAACAAGGCCAAGAATTTGCTGGCCGGCCGGCTCAAGCTGACCGGCGACGGCGCCGGCCGGCTGCACTGGTATCGCGACGTTCGCGCCGACTACTGGAAACAGATCACCAGCGAGGTCAAGGCGCCGCACCGCAGCTTGCGCGGCAAGAAGGTCTGGCAGAAGAAAGCCGGGCAGGCCAACGAGGCTTGGGATTGCGAGGTGTTGGCCCTGCACGCGGCCCGCGCCCGCAAGGTCCACCTGCTCAAGCCGGACCAGTGGACGGCCATCGAGCGCTCCATCGCGCAAGCCCCGCTGTTCGCGGATTCGGAACTGCCCGCCGCACCGCCGCCCCCCGAATCGCCCCGCCCGGCCCCGCCGCCGCCCATCGCGCCCGTTCCGCCGCCCTCCATCCGCCGCCAAACCGTCACCCGGAGAGTATCCCTATGAGCGACATCCTGGATTACATCCGATCCAAGCTATCCGCCCAGCCGCTCACGCCGGAAACCGTCGAGGCGGCGCTGCTGGATGCCCGCTTGGAATACGGTGGCGATGCGGCCTACGTTCGCCGGCCCAAGGTGCGGGATTTCCTGCCCGCCCGCCGCGCCGCGCCCTCCCGCCGCGCCGATAGCCGGGTCAGGCCGCTTTGACATCGAACCCGGTCATCATCGGCGACGCGACGCTGTACCTGGGTGATTGCCTGGAAATCCTGCCCACGCTGGATAAAGGCAGCATCGGTGCCGTGGTGACTGATCCGCCGTATGGAATCGGGTACGTGCATGGCGGGGGTGGAAAATCAAAACTGCGTTACCTGAAGGCGCATCACTGCGAAAAATTCGCCGGCCGCACCATCATCGGCGATGACCGTTCTTTCGATCCCGCGCCGTGGCTGGTGTTCGATAACGTGATCCTGTGGGGCGCTAATCACTACTGCCGCTCCATCCCGGAAAGCGGCGCGTGGCTGACATGGGACAAATCTTGTGGCCTTGGCCCGGCCGACAGCTTCGCCGATTCTGAATTGGCGTGGTGCAGCAAAAAGGTCAAGCGCACGGTGTTCCGCCATCTGTGGAAGGGCTTGCTGGCGAAAAGAGGCGGCGAGGACTGCAACGGCCCCAACGATTTTTGCAAGCACCACCCCAGCATGAAGCCGCTCGCGCTGCTTGGGTGGCGCATCGATCATTTCGCTCTGCCGGCCGGATCGCTGATCCTCGATCCCTACATGGGGTCAGGATCGTGCGGCGTCGCGGCTATCCGCGCCGGGCATCGCTACCTCGGCATCGAAATCGATCCCGGCTATTTCGAAATCGCGTGCAAGCGCATCGAAGCCGCCCAAAAACAGCACCGCATGGAATTCGCGTGATCGGATATCGGCGGCATTGACCGCACGTAGGGGAGACCGGCCGGTCGCCCCTACAACGACCTCCCCGAACCGATTTTTATCGCCACGGACGGCAATCGTTCAACCTGTTGAACTCTATCGCTTTTCCAGACTTATCCACAGGTTTTCACCAGAGTTTTTCCCCTGAACTTTCGCGCCCCGCCCTGCTATACACGGGCGCATGAGCCTCTATTCCGGCGTCCCGCTCGAAACCCTGGCCGAAGCCCTCGCCCAAGCCCAAGCCGCGCTCCCGCTGCTGGCGCGCGGCGAAGCCGTCGGCGCCATCGCCACCGGCGACAAGCGCATCACCTTTGTCCCCACCACGCCGGAAGCCCTCGAAAAGCACATCCGCGACCTGATGGCCGCCATCGCCGTCGCGTCCGGCAACTCGACCCGACGGAAAGGCGTCTACCTGGCCGGAGGAAAAGGGCTGTGAAAGTCAAACGCGCAAAAGCCAAACACCTCGCCGGACATCAGCCCGAGCCGCCCCCGGCCCGCAAGCCGCTCGCCATCGTTCCGAACGCCCCCCGCCGCGCTCGGATCGGCCCCTACGAAGCCACCTCCACCCGGCCGCGCGTCGCCGACTGGGATCGGACCCAATACGGCCCAAACGCCGCCTTCGATGACGGCGACATCGCCCGCGCCCGCGCCCAGGATGCCGTCCGCAACAACCCCTGGTTGCGCCGCGCCCTTAAGATCCTGGTGGCGCACGAAATCGGCTGCGGGCTGCAGCCGCGCCCGAAAATCGCAGACCCAGGACTGCGAAAAGAACTCCTCGAACTCTGGAACGACTGGACGGCCGAAGCCGACGCCGACGGCACCAGCGATTTCTACGGCTGGCAGGGCATCCTGTCCCGCGCCCGCCGCGAATCCGGCGAAGCGTTCATCCGGCTCCGCAACCGGCTGCCGGAAGACGGCCTCAGCGTCCCGCTGCAAGTCCAGGCGCTGGAAGCCGCGATGGTGCCCATGCGCCACAACGCCGCGAACGGCAAAAACGCCATCCGCCAAGGCATCGAGATCACCCCGTTCGGCACTCGGGCCGCCTACTGGTTTTACGGCCAGCACCCCGGCGAACTGAACCCGTATCTCGGCCGCGCATCGCTCAGCGCGAACGATTTGATCCGGGTGCCGGCCCAATTCGTGCTGCACCACTACACCCCGGAGCGCCCCGGCCAACTGCGCGGCGTCCCCACGCCGATATCGGCCCTGGTGCGCGCCCGCAATTTCGACGCCTACGAATCCGCCGAACTCGTCCGCAAGAAGTCTCGCGCCAAATTTATTGGCGCCATCTACCGGGAAACCGACGACGAAAACCCGGTCACCGACGATGCGGCCCGGATCGAAGCCGATCAAGCGGCCCGCGAAAATCAGCGGGCGTTCGTCGATCTCGAAGACGGCTATCTCCTGAATCTCGCCCAGGGCGAGCTGCTCAACCTCTACGACGGCGACAAAGGCGCGGTCGGCATCGATTTCTTGCGCGTGCAGCTTCGCGCCATCGCGGCCGGCATGGGCGTCCCCTACGAGCTGATGACCAACGACTACGGCGATACCAACGACCGAGTAATGAAAGTCATCCTCAACGCCTACTACCGCGAGCTGGAAATGGAGCAGGACCGGCTTGTTTCGCAGGTGCTGCAACCGGTTTGGTCGACGTGGCTCGACGCGGTAGCCCTGAATCGCATCCTGCGGATGCCGCGCGACTATTTCGACAACCCTCGCGCGTGGCGCCGCTGCGAATGGCGCTCCCACGCCTGGAGCTACCCCAACCCGCTCCAAGAGGCCCAAACCAAAAAAATCCTGGTGGACGAAGGGTTCACCTCGCGCGCCGCTGTAGTCGCTGAGATGGGGTGGGACGTGGAAGACATCGACCAGCAAAACTACGAGGACCAGGAGCGGGAGCGAGGGCTCGGCCTCGTCTACGGCAAAGACCCTACCCCATTCCAACAGCAGGACTCCGCACAACCATGACCCATTTGCCCCACATCGCCGCGCGGCTGTTCGATTGCCCGCTGCTGATCCACCCCGGCAAGCTGCACGCCATCGTCGCCGCCCTGGCCCCGCGCTTCGGCATCGATTCGCCCATCGATCTACCGGACGCCTACACCACCCGATTCGGCATGACCGCGAAAGGCGGGTATCGCGTGATCGACGGGATCGCCGTGATCGACGTGTTCGGCCTGCTGGCCCATCGCGGCGGGTTGCAGGCCGATTCGAGCTATGTCCAGGGCTATGATGCCATCGCAAAATCCCTGGATATCGCCCTTACGGATCGAGAGGTGCGCGCAGTCATCTTAAACGTGGACAGCCCCGGCGGCGAAGTGAGCGGCGCTTTCCAGTTGGCCGACCAGATTCGCGGCGCCCGGGCCGTCAAACCGATCCACGCCGTGGCCGGCGATCTGGCCGCATCCGCCGGTTATCTGATCGCCAGCGCCGCGCAAACCGTTTCCGTTTCGCCGTCCGGCCAAGTCGGCAGCATCGGCGCGGTGACGTGCCACGCCGATCTTTCCGGCGCGATGGAAAAAGCCGGCGTCAAAGTGACGCCCATTTTTGCCGGCGCCCACAAGGTTGACGGCAACCCCTACGCGCCCCTGCCGCCCGAAGTCGCAGCGCGGATACAGGCCGATATCGATCACTATTACGCCATGTTCGTGGCGGCTGTCGCCGAATCCCGCGCGCTCTCGCCACGCGCCATCCGCGCCACCGAGGGGGCGATGTACATCGGACAAAACGCCGTCGCCGCCGGACTGGCCGACCGCGTGGAAACGCCGGACCAGCTCATCGCCCGCCTTTCCGCCGAAATCAGCGGATCCACCGCGCGGCGCCCGGCCGCATCTACCCCCATTTCAAAGCAGGAGAAAACCATGTCCGACGCCGCCAAACAACCGGATCAAACCCCCGCCGCGCCGACCGCTCTCGCCCCATCCGCCATCGCCGAAAGGTGTCTCGCCGCCGGAGAGCCCGCCCTCGGCCGCGCCCTGGTCGCCGAACAACTCACGGACGAAGCCTTGCAAGCGCGCCTGGACGCCGCCAAAGAGATCCGCCAAATGGCCCGCATCGCCCGCTTGCCCGGAGAGGCCGAACGACTGATCGTCGCGGGCATCGCGCCCGAGCAAGCCGGCAAGCTGCTATCGGCCGAACTCGCCAAGATCGACGCCTCCTTGCCGGTCGATAACACCCATCGCGGCGGAGTCACCGCCGACGGGCGGGAGCGCTTTGTCTCCGGCATGCGCAACGCGCTGCAAATCCGCGCCGGCCTGGAAAAAGACGATCCGAAAAACGAGTTTCGCGGCTTCACGCTGATGGAGGCCGCCCGAGCCTGTCTGGCGCAAGCCGGCGTAACGTCCATGCCCGGCAGCAAGATGGCGCTCGTGGCGATGGCGATCACCCATTCCACCAGCGATTTTCCCTATCTGCTGCAAGACACCGCCGAAAAGGCGGTGCTCAAAGGCTACACCGAAGCCGATGAAACCTTCAAAACGTGGATCAAAGTCGGCCGCTTGACCGACTTCAAAGCCGCGTCCCGAGCGGGAATGAGCGAGTTTTCCGACCTCGACGAGATCAAAGAGGGCGCGGAATTCAAGCACGGCGCGGTCGGCGAGCGCCGCGAACAGATCCAGCTCGCCACTTACGGCAAGCTGTTCTCGATTTCGCGCCAAGCGATCATCAACGACGATCTGGGCGCGTTCTCCGATATCCCGCGCAAGATGGGCCGCGCCGCGCCGCGCAAAGTAGGCGATCTGGTTTATGCCGTGCTGACCGGCAACCCGAACATGGCGGACGGCACCGCGCTATTTCATGCCAACCACTCCAACCTCGCCGGTTCCGCCGCCGCGCTGTCGCTGTCCACCGTCGGCGCCGGCCGCACCGCGATGGGCCGACAAACCGACAGCAGCGGCGCCGCCAACGCCCTCAACATCCGCCCGCGCTACCTGATCGTCCCGATCACCCTGGAAGACGCGGCCGGCGTGCTGCTCAATTCCGAGTACGACCCGGACACCGCCAACAAGCTCCAGCGCTACAACCCGGCACGCGGCTGGAATCTCACTCTGGTATCCGATGCCCGGCTCGACGCATCCAGCACCACGGCTTATTTCCTGGTCGCCGATCAAGGCATGTTCGACACCGTAGAGGTGGCTTATCTGGACGGCAACCCGAACCCGTACCTCGAACAGCAAAACGGCTGGACGGTGGATGGCGTGGAGTTCAAGGTCCGGCTGGACGCCGCCGTGAAGGCCCTGGACTGGCGCACGATGTACAAGAACGCCGGCGCGTAATTTCCAGCCCAACCCTTTTCGGAGACTTCACCATGACCACGAAATACGTGCAAGACGGCGCCGTCCTGGACTACACCAACACCAGCGGCCCCACCATCGCGGCCGGAACCCCGGTGGTGATGGGCAACATCATCGGCGTCGCCCTGGCGGACATCGCCAACAACGCCACCGGCGCGATGGCCGTCGAAGGCGTGTTCACCCTGCCCAAAGTCACCGGCAGCGCCTGGGCCATCGGCGCCAAGCTGCTGTGGGACGCCAGCGCCGCCAAGTTCGACGTGGGCACCGCCACGCCAGCCACCGGCGATGTGTCTGTCTGCTGCATCGCCGCCGCCGCCGCCGCCAGCGCCGCCACCACCGGCGCGGTCAAGCTCAACGTCGGCGTCGGCACGGTCGCTTGATGCCCCGAGCCCTCCCGATCCTCCTGCTCCTGCTCCCCGCTCTCGCCACGGCCGCAAAGGTCCGCGAGCGGTGGGGCTTCGCGTGGGACGCGCACCCGCAGGCGGCGCAGGTGGGCTATTTCGAGCTGGACATCAAGCTGCCCGGAAAGCTGATCCGCGAAAAGATCAGCGGCGGCACCGCGACCGAAATCCGCGATGTGCTGGTGCCGGCCACCATCCCCGGCAACGGCATCGCCGTTTTGCGCGCCTGCCGCCCGACCGGCGAATGCTCCGCAAATTCCAACGCGGTCACCCTCGACCGCACTTCCCCGCAACCCCCCACCGCCGTCTCGCACGGCTTCAACCAGAGGTGACACCATGGCCCGTATCCGCCCGCAAGGCTTCATCGCCTGGACCGCCAGCCCTTCCGCCGACGTGGACCATTATCGCGTCTACCAGGGCGCCGACGGCAACCCGCCGACCTACGACAGCCCGTTCGCCGAACTCGGCAACGTCACGATCGCCCAGCTCCCCATCGCCGGCTTGCCCGCCGTGGAGGGCAGCGTGATTTTCGGCATCACCGCGTTCGACGCGACCGGCAACGAGTCCGACATCCAGATCGCCGAGGCGATTCTGATCGACGTGACCCCGCCGCTGCCGCCGACCGATATCGTTTACAGCCCGGATTTTTGATCGCTCTTGTGCTCCAGGCGCGGGCGTTGACCTGCGCTCTGGGCATCATCGAAACCCTGGTGAACGAGCGCAAGAGCGCATGAGCCGACTCGATACCATCATGCAGACCATCGGCATGCCCGCGCTTCGGCGGAATCTAGGCGACGCCGCCGTTTACACGCCGGCGTTCGCTCCGCCCGCAGAACCGCAGCCAGTCACCACCTGGGCGATGCTCGACGAGTCTACCGAAGAAGTCGGTGGCCGGTCGGAAACCCGACTCACGGCGGAACTTCCGAAATCGGACGTACCACACCCGCAGCCGGGCGACAAATTGACCGTGAAAGGCAATACCTACCGCATCGATCAAGCCATCGCCTCCGATGGCCGTTTTGTCAAGGTCGCGATCCGGTGAGCACGCCCGCCATGGATGACCTGCAAGCGCTGAAAACGTGCTTGGAGACGATAACCGTAACAAACGGTTATCAAACCGACGTTGCCGCTGTGGCCATCGGCCGCGCGGCGCTGGCGGTGGGCAGCAAGGCCGCGCTCCCGGTCATCACCCTGACCACGGTGCGGGACGTGCCCAGCGATGGCGGTGCCGGCATAGAAGCCGGCAACAAGTACCAGACCTGGACGCGCATCGTCCAGATGGAGGCGCTGGTTGACGGGTCCGGCGACTGGGAAAGAGCCTTGGATGCCGTCTTGGACGACGTTCGCCGCGCGCTGACGCAGTTCAAAAAACCGCTGCGGATCGGCGCGGCTGATTTCGTTCCGCCGGCGGATGCCGGGAGCACCGCCTCGTTCGTGATGCCGCTGCAATTCCTTTACGAGCTGAACTATTTCGACTGACCGGATCGGCCTGTCGCACGACCTACCTGGAGATCATCATGGCCTTTGAACGCTCCCAAATCTATCTGCAATGCGCTCTCTATTGCGCCTTGCGCCCGTCGGACGCCACGCCGACCCAACTTTACGGGCCGATCAACTTCACAAAGCTCGAAACGACCCCGCCCGAACAAGAGAGCGACGACCTCATCTCCAACATGGCGGGCAGCGTCGGCGAGGTGCTGGCGACCGTGCAAAAGGCCACCAAGCCCGGCCAGATTTCGCTGGAGTGCAACACCATGTCCAGCGACCTGCGGGCGCTGATCATGAGCGCCGATGTCGAGGCGTTCAACCAGGCATCCGCCACGGTCACCGACGCGGTCATCGATACCGCCCTCGGCATCTGGACCAAGTTGCCGGGAGAATACATCGCTGCCGCCGGCATCTCGCTCAAAACGTCGGGCGACGTCGCCGTCGCCGCCGACAAGTACCTGATGGATCGCATCGCCGGCTACATCAAGCCCGTCGATGCCGCCGCCGTGGGGACGGGGATGAAAATCACGTTCTCCAAAGCCGCCGCCGCCGGCGAAGCCTACAGCGCGGGCAAGACCAAGAGCGCGTACTTGTATCTCAACGGCAAGGCGTTCGACAAGGCCACCGGAACCTGGGGAATCTTGACCGTCGAAAAGGCCAGCGTCAGCAACAGTCAAGCCTACGACTGGGTGGTGGGCGGCTGGATGAAGGGCGCATTGTCCGGGCCGCTGGTCACCCCCCCGGGCGCGAACAGCCCGATCCGCTTCGTGGCGACCGATTTCACGGGCTGATCGGGCTTCTCGTGGCCATCACCCTCGACGCCCTGGTGTTGCCATCCGGCCTGATCTGGTCGGACGAGCACGCCTGGTCGCCGGTGGCGCAGTCCACGGACTACACCCTGTCCGGCGCCCTGCTCGTCGAAGAGGCCGCCAAGCTCAAAGGCCGCCCGATCACCCTGGTCGGCGCCAAGGACGGCAACGATTACACCGCGTGGGTGATGCGCGCCCAAGCGTACCGGGGCTATTCCAGCCTGGCCGATCTGCGCGCCGCCCTGCTGGTCGCGGGCGCGCAATACACCCTCACCCTGCACGATGGCCGAACCTTCACCGCCGCGCCGCGCCACGATGGCGACGGCCCGATATCGGTGGAGCCGCTCCCGGTCTACAAGTCGCTGGCGCCAGCCGACCCGCAGTCCGGCAGCCTGTACGCCGTCAACGCCGTCCGGCTGATCGAGGTGTAGCGTGGCCGGTTCTTCCACCGTCGTCGATCTGCTGATCAAAGCCCGCGATCTGGCGAGCGCGCCGTCTCGCGGCATCGTAGCCAGCATCAAGTTTCTCGACTCGGAAATATCGGTCGTCGCCGGCAAGATCCGCGACGCCTTTTCCGGGCTGTTCGGCGGCGGGCTGGACGGCGCTATCGAGTTCGAGGCCCAGCTATCCAAAGTCGCGGCGAAAGGCGGCTTCACCGCCGCCGAGATGGCGAAGCTAAA